TTCCGTATTCATTCTTATTTTAGACATATGTCCTTTCTAGTTAGTGTTAATAGTCCCAAACTATCCTATTGACATTTGTTTGTCAAGTGCTTATATAGTGTTAGGAATAGTTGATGGTGATAGCCCTGACTTGCGCTGGATCATCCACTAGTCCTTTCGGCCAAAGGCGTTAGGTTCTCCGACGTATACGGTGAGGTATCAGACGCCCTTGAGCCCTGATCCAATAGGCGTCTAACTAAACGTATTAGTGAGATGGTCTGGGTAGTTTGCCACCCTCACTACTATTGGATCTGGGGTCAAGCTGTGGCAAAGTAGGACGTAAAGCCCACGCCAGTTTGGCCAAACTTGAGCCCTGATCCAATTTTCAAAGACGCATGGCGTCGCTTCTAGAGGGTTAATTGGATCTGGGGTCAAGCTCCAAGCTCCAAGCTCCAAGCTCCAAGCTCCAAGCTTGACAAGACCATAAATCCATGATAACATAGGATTTATTAACCAAAGAAAGGACAATATGAAAAAAACAATTAAACCTGAATGGCAACCCGGAGGATCCAGAAGGCAGGAGCTTTTGGATAAAGCTGTAGAGTATTTAAAAGCTCCAATCATGGAGACCCAGGCGGACAGGCATCATTTTTGCTTGAATACTTTAATGATGAGCGAAGCAGAATATCTGGACGCTTTGAACAAAGCAACCAATGGAGGGCTAGTTGAAGAAGCCTGGAATTAAATACACAACAGTTTCAATTCAGGAGATCTTAGCGCATCCAACGATGCGCTTGGACCCTGGTTATTGGATCAAGAGGCAAGCTCCAAGCACCAAGCAACAAGCCACAAGCTTGCCACAATCTGGCGGTATAGTATCAACTAAACAGAAAGGAAAAAAATGAATAAGAAAGAAATTATAGAAGAAATAAAAGCCATCTTAAAAGACTATCACTATAGTAGTGATACTGAACATATGTCTAAGGATGTTGTGATTGCTTTAGAAAATTTAGTTAAGAACTAAACTTGAGCCCTGGTCCTACTATTTGTGTACGATACAGTTTGCAAACTGGTAGTAGGACCTGGGGTCAAGCTATTAGTGGCCAGACGACGTATACGGATCTGTGTTGTGAAGAGCTTGGCCAGAGCTTCAAGCACCAAGCCACAAGCTTGCCACAATCAAATGATAAAGGAGAAATATGACAAAAATAGTAATAGAAGTTAAGAAAGCCACAGAAGGGCAAGTGAAGAGTTTGCTGGCGGACCTGGCCATGTCTATTGAGCCATGGAAACGGTATATTCATTACAAAATTAAAAACGGTAATAGAATCTACAAGCGGCAAGCCACAAGCATCACGCCACAAGAGTATGGCAGGAAGAAGAAGCTTCAAGCACCAAGCGGCAAGCTTGACAAGTGGTCCATACTAGGATAATATAGGATATAACAGAAAGGAAAAAATGAGTGCAGTAAAAAAGAAAAGCGAGACATGCGAAGAGCAGCTTCGCAGGATGTGCAAGAACATTGCGGACAGCATCACCAACCCGCAGGAGATAACAGCCAAAGAAGAGTTCGGGAGGCTGGAGAAGCGTACGGAGACAGCCAGCGACTGGATGGAAGGTACGTACGACATCAGGTATCTGGTGGACCGTGAGAAGCGTTTTATGGGCGCGGAGATCCTGGTAGCAGGAGGCGGCCCGACGATCTGGGTGGATACCTTCAGGGAACAGGTGACTGGCTGGTGGGGCAGCGATCGCTTCGAATACTACTTCCAAGACAACATTGGACTGAATGATTATTGCGAGGAGATGTATGGCAGCGCACAATAAATACATTCACATTATAACAGAGATTCACAACGACTGGTGCCGTGAAAACGGCTACCCGGTCAGACCGTGTTTACAGAGAGGCAGGCCACAAGCTACAAGCCT